GTTCGACGACGCCATCACGATAGCACAATCTTCCACCACACCTTGTGTCTCAAACGCTCGTTTTACCAACATACTCGCGAATACTTGTGCCCATTTAGGCAACTTTTCTTTCAAACTTTTATCTTTGGGAAATTGGTATGGATTATCATCATCAATTACCGGTGCATCCGAATCTACGAATTTAGCCATGAAATCGCAAATACGAATACGTCTCCATGTGCCATCATCATTGCTAGTAATATCGAACAAGGTATTAGTACACACAACCAAATCAAATTGAGGAATAAATGTTTCACTTTCACAATACAATTGTCTTGCTTGGAGCGGATCACCTCCAGTCAATTCTTTCATAACACCTTCATTAATCTTGGCATCATCCTTAGACGGCTCTTGCATAACCGCGTATCTAACACCCTTCAATTGCATCACCTCAGACGATGTTCCACCAATACTATTTCTTTTGGTTGTCACTAATGTAATTGGAACTGTTGCTTTATATTCACCCAAGGCTTGTGTCATTAAATCCGTTAAAATCGATTTGCCATTACTACCACTACCTCTATAAATATTAAAAGTTTGGTTAATATTGTCGCCAATTAGTGACGACGATAAATGATCCCACATATATTTATTCAACGACTTATCAGGAAATAATTGCTCCATAAATGTTAAAATTTGTTGAACCATTTCACTACTATTTTCCGAATAATATGAAAATGGTTGATACGATATATTTGTAGATTTGGTAATATAATCTTGAGGATAACCATCACGGAATACTCTATTCTTAAAATCGACTACACCATTTGTAAAGCACATCAGATGCTTATTTGAATCCATCCTAGAAACAAACTCGCCGTCATAAAAGATAGAAGCAGCCTCTTTCATAATCTTATCTTTATCCGATGTTTTTTTCATAGTAGATGAAATATTTGAGATATGCTTAGCTCTTTCCTTTAATTCAACCATATGCTTATCATCTTCTTCACCTTGATTTGAGCTCATATAATGCGCTTGTTCGGCAACACACTCGCCCATCAATTCAACATATGCTTGAAACATGTCCTTAGAAATGGCTAATCTTAATCGTTGTCCTAAATCTGGAACCCATCTATGGTTTTGAAACACATACCACTTGTTATTAGAAATACTGCTACAAATAAACTTGTCTTTGAACATGTAATATAATGCTAATGCGAAATCGTATTCTGTTGGACTTGAAATCGTCAACCTGATAAAATGACTACATGTCGTCTTTTTAACCTTCATATAATCTTCATACGCGTCTTGCTTTGCCCAATACATGATAGAGCGATATGTAACGCCGTCAGGCCTATCCTTAAAATATTTTTTCCATTTATTATACAAATCTGGTATACTATCATAGTCAAAATCGGATGCTTTACTTCGCAGCATAACCCACGAATAAAACAATCGGTCGTCCGTATGTTTGAGTGCGAATGCTACTGCGCGATTTTTCTCGTGAGACCCCGGTTCATAATATTTTTCAGGCAGAACTTGCGTGTATTCGTGAATCTCTCTAATATTATATTCATTCGCAGTCAAAGAACTCAACATGTTTTCAACAGCTCTTTTTAATATTTCTTGGTTTTTAATGTCTTCAAGTGCTATCATATTACTATTTTCTTCAGGTTCATCGTCGTCATCAAGTAGTAACTTTAATTTGGTTTTACTGCTGTGTTTTTTCAATTTTGTTCCACCTGCTAGACGTTTTTCAAACTCTGCCTTTATTTTCGGGTTTACCTCGAAACTAGGGTGTTCGCTATATTGAACAGATAACAATGGGAAATTTTTGGCCATATCAAAATCGGCCACTTTACGCTCATCCATCATAAATTCGCCGTCACTATCGTCGTATGTAATAATGTAATGTTGCGTCAATTCGTATGCCAAATTTCCTGGTTTTTGCGATCCGAATAGTTGCCAATTTGTCGTGCCTTTACTAATGCCTTCGTCTAAAACAGCTGGCCAATCATTTATCAGCGGCAGTTCCCAGATTTCTTCGATTTTTGCCAATACTTTATCGCGCAACATTAATTGCATGATATTATCCATTTGGATACATATAATAATATGAATGCCATCTTTGGTTAACGATTTATCGGCTAATCTATTTACGAGTGGTTTTTCCATAACAAATACTGAAAATGGTTTATTCGGTTCAAATAGAAAGAATTCCTTAAGTGTTTCCAAATAAACAACGTTGATTAAATCTTGGACGTGTGATTTAGTATGTTGTCTTGTTTCAACGTCATATTTGTATCTGAAATCCAGATCAATAGCAATAGGACCATGTCCATTACATAATTGACGTTCAGTTAAATATTCTGGCTTCTTTTTTATGAATACGTGTTCGTAATATAATTTATAAAAGAGAGCTAGGTCTTCTGCTGGAATGATATACGAACCGCCGAAAATATCCAACGACTTATCTGGTATTCTAGTATGAGTCGGAGATACGTTGGCTCTATTAGTATCATTCTTAGCACTATGCTTTGATAAAAACTCTATTAAATCTTTGAATTGTGATGTCATTGTCGACATATTGTTTTGCTGATATTATATAATAATATTTTTCTATTTCATTTTTTTTTATTATTAATTTTTTGAGGAATCAATCAATTTTTCTTATAATGTATGTAAAAATGACATAAAACGATGTCCATATATAAAAATATATTAATGGATAGTAGCAGTAAAATCATTACCATTACAAAAGATACAATTACTCGTTTGTTACGTGATGTTAAAGACGTTATTAAAAATCCGTTGACAGATAATGGCATTTATTATACCCACGACGACGAGGATTTGTTGAAGGGATATGCTCTTATTATTGGACCTTCGGATACCCCTTATTTCGGCGGATTTTTCTTTTTTGAATTGAATTATCCTGCGGATTATCCTCATAGTCCGCCCTCGGTAAAATATTGTACGAATGGCGATAATATTAGATTTAATCCGAACTTATATACAACTGGGAAGGTGTGTATTTCTATCTTGAATACATGGCGCGGTGAACAATGGACCTCGTGTCAAACTATATCTACTTTATTATTGACAATGTGTACATTATTGTGTAAATCCCCCTTATTGAATGAACCAGGTATTACCACGAATCATCGCGATTTTAAAAAATATAATACAATTATTGAATATAAAAACATCGATATTGCGATTTTGAAAATGATTAGTAAGCATGAAAGCGTTTATCCTAAAAAATTTGATATGTTTTATTCGATAATCAAAGAACATTTTTTGAAGAACAATGAAACTATTGTCAAGTATTTAGAAGGGAAAATGGTAGAATATCCGGATATAATTCAATTTAATACTGATCTATATTCCATGTCTGTGACTATTGATTATAAAAGATTACATAAGAGTTATATTAAAACTATGAACGAAATAATGTGATGATAATATTTAATAAAAAATTGAATTAAATATAATATATTTATAGTAAATATATAATATAAGGAAATGCACTTCTGTAGCACATGTCAAAATATGTATTATATCAGAATAGATGGGGATGATACGAACAAACTGGTTTATTATTGTCGCCATTGTGGAAATGAAGATTCGCAATTAACGATTGAAAATGTGTCTGTATCGAAGACACAACTTAAAAAGAGTGAGCAGAGTTTTACTCATATCATCAATAAGTATACCAAATTGGATCCTACTTTGCCACGCATTAATAAGATTTTATGCCCCAACGCGGATTGTTCTACCAATACACATAATACGGAAAGAGAAATTATTTATATCAGGTATGATAATGTGAATATGAAGTATATTTATTTGTGTTCTACGTGCGACATTGTATGGAAATCAGATGAACAAAAATAATGGGTTCGGAGTTTCTTTATAATAAAAAATTGAATGATTTTAATTTAAAAATGTATTTAGTATATAAATAAATGAGCGACTTTGGTGATGAGTTTGATGATGCCGATTCTATTAGTAGTAGTGAAGAAGACGATGAATATGTAGTAGAAGACCCACATATCGGAGGTGCGATTGATGATGCTGATATTGATGCTGATGCTGATATTGATGTTGATGCTGTTGACGACGATATGGATGGGGAGGGTGTAGAGGGTGTAGAGGAAGATGCCGATGATGATATCGCAGCTGCAGCATTAGGAGGAGTAGATGATATAGCTGCCGGTAACGAAAGTGATAGTGATAGCGACGAAGAAGAATCGTATCTTCAAAAATTTAATGCGGAAGTAAATAAAAATTATATACTTGATTTTCATCCAGAATGTATGATAAATAATTATGATGAAATAGCAGCAATGACGAATGTTGTTAGAGATAATAATAATAATGTGATTGATGATTTACATAGAACTATTCCTTATTTAACCAAATACGAAAAGGCGCGCGTATTAGGACAACGAGCAAAACAAATTAATTCTGGTGCGAAAGTGTTTGTAAAAGTTCCAGATAATGTGATTGATGGTTATTTAATTGCTGAGCTTGAATTGGCGCAAAAACGAGTTCCTTTTATTATTAGACGACCTATTTCAGGAGGAGGATGTGAATATTGGAATTTGAAAGATTTGGAAATAATTGGATTTTAGATTGATGGATAGAGTGAGGAAATTGAATATTGATATTACACAATTACATTTTTATTGAATGTAATTGTTTTTGTTGTTTTTTTTTGAGTTTTTTATTGGCGTTTTTTTGGCGCTTTCGGCGTTATCATTGTTATCATGTGTTATCATGTGTTATCATTTTACATACATGGTCTAAATATTTTTTATATGTTTATAAAATTTATAAGCATATACAATAACACAAAAACTGGGGGTTGATTATGGCGCTTTTGGCGCTTTTGGCGTTATCATTTTTATTGATAAGGAAAAAGCGCCGGATCCTTGTTTTCCCAAAAAAACTCCAAAAAAAACGAAAAATAAAAACACGAAAAAAATTATGCTCACAAAAAATATTTTCGTTCAAAATTTATGGTCTTCCTTATTTTTTTTCTTTTTTTCGTAAAGTACTTTGGAAAAGTTAGAAGCTACAAATATTTTGTGTTTTTTAGTCCGACGGACCAACTTTATGAAAAAACCGGTTTTTTAATATAATAAATGGGAAAAGGAACTTAAAGAAACTTAAAGAAACTTAGGAGTTCGATTTATAGAATGCCTAGCGGCAAAATACGTGGGAATGTTTGTCATTTGTCAGCATAAATCGATTGGATTATTGCTGTGTAATTGTAAATATTTTTATTAGTTGAAAATAAAAATAGTGATAAAATAGTGATAAAAATAAAATATAAAGATGTTGATACATAATATTATAACAATGAAAGTAGCATTTTGTTTTCTTATTAGCTACGAACAAATATTAATTAAAGAACATATTTGGAAACAATGGATAGAACCAAATAAAGATATTATTAATATTTATTTTCATTATAAAGATTTCGATACAATTCCTTCAGAATGGGTTAAAAAATACGCATTACCTAAAACACATATAGTAAATACATCTTATTTTCATGTAGTGCCTGCGTATTTAACATTATTATCTTATGCTGCGTCGCATGACCGAACAAATCAATGGTTCTGTCTGTTAACCGATTCGTGTGTTCCTATCATCAGTCCCTTGAAATTCCGCGAATTGTTTTTCCAGTATTATAATTATACTATTCTAGATTGGAAGCCTTGTTGGTGGAATATTGATTGGATTCATCGTGCGAATCTTCGTAAATTGAAAAAAGAATATCATCTAGGTCATAGTCCTTGGTTTGTATTGAAGAGAGAAGACGTGGCTAGATGTTTAACTTATGCGTCCGTAAATAAACCTATTTATGACCTTATTTGTAAAGGCGGTGTTGGAAATGAAAGCATATTTGCGATTATATTACAATCCTTTTCACAATTAGATAAGGTTAAAAAAGCGAATACCCATGTAACAGATTGGTCTAGAATGGTGAGTCCTACGAGTCCTCATATTTTTATAGAAGGGAATGAGAAGGACCTGGATTTTATAAACACATTTTTGAAAGAAAACAAATATACCATGTTTTTACGAAAAATTAGTAAGGAATTTCCGGATGAGATATTGATTGATTATATTTCAAAAGAAGATTTGGATAGAGAAAGAAGAGTGGCAAAAATTAGAAAATTGGAAAGAAAAATATTTTTCTTAGAAATGAACAATAAAATGGAGGCATATAGATTGTTTTTCTTGAATATGATGTGGTCCAAATATTGGTTAATGTGTTTGTTTCTTTGTATTAGTTTTGGATTTATTATTATATATAATAATTATTTTGCGTAAAAAGATATTAAAAATAATAAATATATTAAAAATAATAAATATATTAAAAATAATAAATATATTAATATAAATCAATGAACCTTATACAAATAATAAATGAACCATCTCTACAAAAAATGAGTGAAGGCTATAAAAATGAATCTCCATTTCCTTTCATTGTTATTGACAACTTTTTCAAAGAAAATGTCATAACAGAAATAGTGGATAATGTTGAAAAACTGGAAACAAATAATGCTAATTATAAATTTTATGATGGTGCGTGGGAATTAAATAAATACGCATTTGAAAGAAACTTTGGTTCATATTTAGAAAATATTTTTACAACATTAAATAGCGATGAATTTATTGATAATCTGGAAAAATTAACTGGTATAAAAAATATTATTAGAAACGATACTACATTAAAAGGTGCCGGCGTCCATCGTATTTTAAAAGATGGAATATTAAAAGTTCATACGGACTTTAATTATTATGATTCGGGAAAATATGGTAGACTGGATAGAAGGCTTAATTTATTAATATATTTAAACTCTGATTGGAAGGATGAATATAATGGACATTTATTATTATGTAATAGATTTACACATGAAATTAAATATAAAATAGCCCCTATAATTAATAGATGTGTTATTTTTAATACGACAAAAAATAGTTTACATGGTCACCCCTACCCATTAAATACTCCAGAAGATGTTAAAAGACATTCAATTGCTGTATATTATTATACTAAAAATGATGATGGCATTGATTTTGAAGGAGATGGAGAAAGACCTACTCTTATTTTTAATTGTGATGATTATAACCAAACTAATATGGTATCTATCTAACACTTCCATTTATTATCGCAATCAATACACGTTACGAATGTCGTCATAGGCTCATCAGCCGAACGACATTGTAATTGATAATACGTACAATTCTTTCCATGACATTTGCGACATTTAAACGTGTCCGTCGACGATTCGATCTTAATGTCATACTTCGTCTTATCCCTCTTTATCTTATCTTGAATCAATTGAGCCCATCTTTCCGGGTTCATTTCTTGATGTGTCATTGACGCTACTGATTCGGCCTTTATTTTCTTTGTTTTAATCTGTTCAAGGAACCCGGCATTTCTCAAATTATTATATATACTTCGGAGACGATCCAAATATATCTGAATATAAAAGGGATTATCCCATTTTTTCACCACTTTTCTACTTGTCGCTTCTTTCACCGAATAATTGTATACGCCAATTTCCAAATTATTCGATATTTTTTGGTTTTCGATAACGAGATTAAATTTATCTCTAATATTTTTTCTGAATTGTTCTGGGTTTGCTATTGTTCGCATCGTTATTAGATTTAACTATATGTCATATATTTAAATCTTATTCAATTTTTTAATTATATTTTATTTTGTTTTTATGGTTCATCGTCATCATCTGAATCTGTTTCAAACTCTTCCGAACTCAATTCTGAACCAACATCTTCCAAATCTAGGTCGTCTTCATCCTCATCTTCATCTTCATCATCGTCGTCTTCCTCATCATCTTCATCCGAGTCATACTCTTCGTCTTCGTCCTCATCGCCATCGCCTTCACTATCCACTACAAACCCGTCTTTCAAATAACCATCCTTTGTCTTCTTTTTTTGTGAAACATTAGCCAATTCATCAATTTCCAATTCGTCTTCTGCCGCGGTTGCCGCTAGGTCTTCAAAACCTCCAAACAACTTCTCATACATTTTAATCCATAGAACAACCGGTAAAGATGTCAATTCATACGTCTTATTTTCATTCATCATCGTTGCGACTAATGCGCAATTGCCATAAAACAATTTCGTATCAATCGGTGGTGGAAAATCGTATTTGTTCTCAGTATTTGCCTTTCCATCGGTTTTAGCATACGCCGAAATCACATATTTCTTTCCTTCCATCTTTACTGACCATTCAGTCTGTTTAGCAAAATTATTTTCATTCTTAAATCCGCACTTTTTGTATAATTCTGCTTCAACATAATCCTTGATTGTAAGAGATTTTAATGTCCCCGTTTTTTCAACTATAATGATTCCAATGTTTTGTTGTTGTTGTTGTGTGGCTGCCATACTTATTATATTTAATATTTTTTCAAATAGGTTTAAATGGTTTTCATGTAATATATTAAGAAAATGAGAGCCACTAAAAATATGAAAATGAATGAAACTATTTCTTCTACTAAAAAGCAAGATCCTGTTCGTGTATATATTGAAAATTATAGTTTAGGAAATAGCGGATTATTATCTAAATTGGAATTGTTAGATAATTATTTTATGAATAGTAGCACTTATACCCGAATATTATCTTCTAGCGGAATATTTCACATAGAAAATAATAAAATGTATAAAATGAATCCTATAGATAGGCCGGTAACTACTTGTAAAAATTATATTGGTGCTATTGGTCTTGTTCTGGATAAAAGTATCTACGAAAAAGAAGTTATTTATTCGCAAATACCTTATGACCACGTGAATACGAATATGGTAACATTCCAATATAGTATTGCTAGCGCTAGTGTTGCCAGTGCCAGTGCTAATAAAAACAAACACGGAAAAAAGGACCCTAATTTAATACTTGTCGTTGAGGGCACATATCAGGTCGATGTATTGCCTAACGCCAAAACAAATAAATATCACCATTTTGTTCCTACAAATATGTATTTTTTAGCAATGGAAGAAATTAATAATTATTTAATGAAAGAAGAACTCGTTGAGTTTTTATCTGTCTTATTCTAATCTAATATCAGTATAACTATGTTATTATGGACTATTAGAACTACTATTATTTCTATCATACTCATTTTTTTAGTTCATCATTTAATCGTTTTTTTTACAAAAACACTGACTGTGCCGAAAATAAAAGATTTAGTAAATGCACCGACTCATAAATATGAAAACATATATAATTCGATGAATCCTTCAGCGCAACAAACATCTTCCTACTCTTCTCCCTCCTCCTACTCACCCTCTTCCCCCTCCTCTCCCTCCTACTCTTTAAATACTTCTAACATAAATGATTTACCTAATCCGACGACTATGTCTAATTTATTACCCGATTCAATAACAAATAATAAACCTGAAGTGAGCGCAATGAAAAATGAACTCAAGAACTTTTTGAAAAAACAATTGAAAGGAGGAGGCGGAGGGGGAGGAGGGGGAGGAGGAGGAGGCGTTGGTGTTGGAGGACCGACTACTATGGATTATGGCTCTAATTATTCAACATACTAATCATAAACATATATAAAGATAATTTGTTAATTATATTAATAACAGAAAATGTTAACCGACCTAGAATTATCCACTCTTTTTAAAAATTTTCCTCGTGATGTAGAATTGTCTTATGAAACGATTATTCATAAAACACTTCATAATACAGATTTTGTTATGGCGATACCTGAAGGCAAAAAATATTTTGCTTGGTTTACCTCATTCCGGGCTCAAAATGTGTGTGTTTTATTAGAAATTTCTGAAAATAAAAAGATAGGGCATATTGAAATGACTACTGCTTGTTTTCATAACGAATTGGCATTTGGAACTATTTTTTATGGCACTCTATTTGAGCATTCGGGTGCGCGATTTTTTAGCACCGAAGATATTTATTATTACAAGGGTCGCAATGATGTCGCCAAATATTCGTTTTTAGCCAAATTGAACTTATTTGCGCATATTTATTCGAGAGAAATTAGACAGGTGACATATACGAGGAGTGTTGTATTTGGTCTACCCATAATTAATTCTTCTATTACAGAATTAATTAATAATATTGAGCTCTTACCTTATCCTGTGAAATATATTCAATTTGTTTATGCCAAACAACAACAACAGCAACAACAACAACAACACCAGCAACAACAACAACACCAGCAACAACAACAACAGCAACAACATAAGCAAAATACAATCCTCCTGAAATATGATAAACATTCCTTATCAACCAATAATTATCAACATATTTCTACTTTCAGAAGTAATATGAAGAGAGAAATAGTATTTAAA